GTCAATCAACAATACTAGCTTGTCAGTAGTCCAAGTGGACATAAACTTGTCACTAGCGTTGTAAGAGGCTTGATATTCCTTGCCGGTGGGCAAACCCGCAGAGGTCAAGAGAGCACTAATTACTTGCTCTCCGAAAGTAGTCTTACCTTGACTACTTTCGCCAAACAATTCAATACAAAAAGGCGCCTTTCTAACACCACTACTAATTTTCATGGTGATGTAGTCGTTTTTAATTTTCAAAAGTCTCATAAATTTATCTTGAATAAATTTCTTATCAAATGATTTGAGATTTCCAATCAAATTGCGGATCTTTGTGGTCAGAGACTCAAGCCGACGATCAAACTCTTGTTCCGAAACATCCGCAACACGCTTCAAATTGCCATTTTTAACCAAATCCCACCACATAACAATAGTGGCATACTCTTCATCAAGTTCAGCAGCTGCCTTATCGTTCATCAGTAATGGTCTCAATGATTTTTGTTCCCAACAAAGGGAAAGGTTCTCAACGAAGAATGTAACAGTGGAGAGCGCAGCATCAACAATATCAGTAGCACTTCCATGGACAACCTTCATATCGGGCTCCCACACCTTGTATTCCTTCACTGTGAAAGTCAAGTCTGACGCCTCACAGAGCTCCATAGTAACAAGGAGGCCAAGGAGTTTAGAAAAGTGTGAAAATAACTTGTTGTCTTTGACTAATGTCCAATTGTCACGCAAATTCTTCATCATATTAATCCAATTGTCGCTTCCAACAATGTCTTCCTCACCAGATTGGGGTTCAGTTTCAAACAACTCTGAAATATATTCCATAACGTGGCTAGTCATAGACTTATTCATGAATTTGCGAAGATATAGCAAAATTGCCGCTGACATTGCAACATAGTCTTGGCACCCTTGCAAGTTAAAAACAAGCAAGACAATGCCTTCAATTTGTACGAGGAGCTCATCTGTGTAATCAACACCAGCATACTTGGCCAAATCTGTAAAAACAGAATGGAGTGTGCTGAATTCAATACCAGCATGAGGTTCAAATGGTTGATCAACAATTTGATACTCGGACGTGGCACATGGGACATATTCGTCCCACACAAGATCAAGATTTGTCGAATAAGAAGGCGATTCTCGTTTAAGATCACGTTCTTTTCCTAGGCATTTCTGAGAATACCAAGATCTTTTCTTGTGTTTATTTGTACGGGGCGCAGGCCTTTGGCATACCTGCATCTCCTTGTCGCTTTTTCCGTATGTACTCGTCTTTAAAAACTTATTCATAGCAACAAAGATAAAAGTGCGTGCTCAGCAATGAAGCATCACTCAAATGCGAAATCAACAATCTAATTCATGTAAAACTCTCAATACGTCTTATGGCCGAAGCCAGGGTTTTTGAAATACCCCAAACGACGCGTATTGATTGTAGAACAATCCAAAGAAAGCCTACTATAGCTTAATTTCAATTATGGCTCATACATCATCATCGGTGCCACCCTCAGAATGTATGTTTTG